GATCCTTGATCGCATCCAACGCTTCATCGGGACTGAGCACAATGTTGACCGATACCAATTGATTGTTCGTCGTGATGTTCATGGTCACTCCTTTCAATATATTTGCTCGACGGGGACCAGCGCCAGGCCGAGCTTGCTTTCCAGTGCCGCCAGCATCTGCTCGCCGTCCGGCGACTCGAACAGCATCCGCTGCACGCGCTGCCGGTCCTCCGGCGAGCGCGTGTCCTCGGCCAGGCAGCTCAGCACCGAGATGCTGAGATTGGCTTCCAGACCGACCGGGTCGCCAACGTAACTCAAATCTGCGACGAGTCTCATCGAGCCTCCTTAGAATGTATAGGAGATCAAGAACAGCACCCCGCCGTGCCGGGTGCAGAAGGGAAACAGATCGTGCCTCGCAATCTGCCCCAGCCGCGCGACCCGTTGCAGAGACGAAAGAGACACGCAATGGTAAAACCGGGTGAGCCGGGCGCCACGGCTGGCGCAGTACCGGTGCATGTTCGACACGCACACCGTGGCGTCGGCATAGAGAAGAATCGTCGAACCCTTGCGCACTGGGGGGGCGCAATCACACATGGCTACTTGCCTGCCTTCCGCGACAAGCACTTGCTACATTCATCCGCCCACTGCGCGCCGGCCAGGATCGCACCGGCCATCAACCCGAAGCATCCACCGATAAAGAAACCTATGAGGAACGGAATTAGGTGCATGGTGATCACCCTCCGCGTTGTATCAGACGCCGCCACTGGATCAGTTGCTGCGTAGAGATAGCTGGCAATGCCTTTGCCATCGGAGATGGTCCATAGCCCTTGCGCCGCTTTCGCGCGCTCTGAAACGAGCGAACAGGATGATGTGGCTTGCCAACCGCCAGGCCATAACCATGATTCCCCATGGTTACGACTCCTCGCGCCTGAGCAGGCCGGTGTCCTTCTTGCCATTGACCGGCATGGCCTCGGCTTGCTTGGGACATTCTTGACCTTCTTGGATTAGGATACGCTTGCCGATCTTGCCGGTCGGCGTGAAGCGCATCGGGTATAACGCTGCAAGCAGGTCGCTCGCAAAGTCGTGCCGCCAGTCGGAAGTCATCCTGCCGATACCGTCCAGGAAGGGCATGCCGGGGTTCCACCGGCCTTTTTCCCAGGCTTCAATGGACTGGTGCGGAATGGGAGTGCTAAATCCTTCGGAGAGTTTGGCGGCAAATTCGCGGTAGGTGAGTGAGCCTTTGCCGCCGCTGATTTCCGCGCGGTAGGCTGCGATGATTTGTCCGATTGCGCCGTTTGTTTCGTTCATAACCTTCACCTCGCTATGCCCAGGCATTATCCATGTTCGAGCATAGAATATCACAAAGGCATAGATTTGTCAAGGGGTATGGACAAGTCCGTAATAAACTCGTAAAATGTAAAGTGTGGGCAAAAAGATGAATGACAAAATCGCAAAATGGCTGAACGACAAATTTCTGGACCTGCAGAAACAAACCGGAAAGCGATGGACTGTCACGGAGTTTTCGGATTATCTTGATTGCCCGCAGCCACAAGTCAGTCGGTGGCTAATGGGTAAAGCTGTTCCCAATGCGACCTACGCAGACAGAATAGCCAAGCTCGGCGACGAAATCTATGATCTGGTTGACCTGCCCCGGCCGGATCCCCTCAAGCGTCGCCTGGCGGCGATCCTCGATTCGCTCAACGACGACGGCAAGCAAAAGCTGGCGAACTATGCAGAGAAATTGTTCCGACAGAATCAGCGAGGCGTGGGCAGGGCTGACGCTGGGGCAGAAGCTAAAGCTGCTCCTGCTCGCTGAGTGGGTGGCCTGGCAGCCATGCTATCAGGCGCGGCGCTGGGTGTTCGTGTTCGAGCCGCTCATCCTCGGCGCGGCATAGAGGCATACAATGAAGAGGCCGACTCCACTCATCATCCTCGGTGTGCTGGTGTCAATTTCTCTCTTCCTCTGCGGAGGCTGTTTTGTATTCGGTCTCATCAACAGTTCATCGCCCTCGTACAAAGCGACCGCAACAGCGAAGGCTGCATCTCGCGCCACAGAAATAGCCATCTCGTCCAGTACGCCAATTCCAACCAATACACCACAGCCATCCAATACACCTCAGCCAACCAACACACTTCCGCCCTCTCTTACGCCCAGCAACACTATCATCCCCGCCGTCACGTCCAAAGCCATCACAATCTCTACCGAACCGCCAACGCTTTCGCGTCCAACAGCAACACTCGTTCCGCCGACGAAGACGCCCACACGGCCGCTCCCAACCCGAACACCGGCCCCAACTCTGCCGTTGCCAACCTGGACGCCAGTGATCGTCAGTGTGCCAACTGCTGCGCCCGCTACGGGAGGTTGCGTGATCGGCGCCATGGCCATTTGTTGCGATGGCACGACCAGCTTTTCAGCGAATCGGAGAGGTACGTGCTCGCGCCACGGCGGAGTGTGCCGCTGGTGCTGAGGTAGGTGCATTATCGCCACAGTGTTCAGGAGGCAACCGAAGGCACACAACCGGGCCGGTTTCGCCGCCGGGCAAGCCACCAGCCGCCAAGTAAATCCAAGCAACCAGGCAACAAAAAACCAGCCGGTTTCGGCTGGTAGCTTGGCGAGGGGTAAGGGGTAAGCAACCTCTCAACTCTTAATCCCTTGGTTACAGGTTCGAGTCCTGTGCGGCTCACTTTCCTGACCACCGATCACAAGACATGCGCCATTCCCCCACCTTGTGCGGGTCGGTTCGGCGGTCCGTCAAAATCACCTCGACCAACCGCCAAGTGAATTGCCTTCGGTCATTTTCAAAAAAAGCCCGTTTATCATTACCAGTACAGATGTTCTATTATCCGTACTGGCCCACACAGACCGGAGGTCATAAAAATGCCAGTCACTCTCAGTCAAGCCATCGAAGGATACCTGCTCGATGCGAATGCGCGGCGGCTCAGCCAGGACACCATCACCGGCTATACCAAGATCTTCAAACGCTTCAAAACGTATCTGCCGGCAGATCCGCCCATCGCCGAGATCACGCATCTCCACGCCACCGAATTTCTGGCCAGCCTCTCGACGCTCAGCAACAAGACGCTGCATCACTACCATGCCGCACTGTCGTCGCTTTGGAAATGGGCTGAGCGCGAAAGGCTTGCGTCCGAAAACATCATCCGGCGCATCCCGCCGCCGCGTCCGGAGGAGCGCGCCATCGTGCCCTACACCAAAGACGAGATCAAGGCGATGCTCGGCGCGCTCGACAAGTCGCGCCCCTACATCCGGCCTGGCAAGATCGAGTCGGTGCATACCATCCGCACGGCGGCGCGCAATCGCGCGATCCTGCTGGTGCTTGTAGACACAGGCATGCGAGCCAGCGAGCTGTGCACGCTGCGCATCGCCGACGTGGACCTCAAGACACGCACCATCATAGTCTTTGGCAAGGGCGCCAAAGAGCGAGTGATTCCGATCTCGCCCGCCACCAGCCAGGCGATCTGGCGCTATCTCACCGAGCGGCCGAACGAAGCTATCAATCACCCTTTGTTCGTCGCGGCGCAATCGGGGAACGAGCTGAACCGCGAGGGGCTGAATCATCTCATCGTCGGCATCGCCAAGCGTGCAGACGTTCGCGCAGCAAATGTTCATCGCTTCCGCCACACGTTTGCGATCAACTACCTGCGCAACCACGGCGATATTTACACACTGCAGCGTATCTTGGGCCACTCCACATTGGACATGGTGAAACGCTACCTGGCTATCGCCCAAACCGATGTGGAGGCTGCCCACCGTCAAGCCTCACCCGTCGCCAACTGGCGGCTCTAACATGTCCGCAGACATAAAAAGGGCAAGCCAACCACTCGCCCTTGATAGTCTTGCCCGGTTTACGCAACATGGCTGTCCCGCCAACTCCGCTGTGGCCTCAGCAGAGTTCTCTTTTCTAATGCACCTCAATCACAACGCCGTCAAGGCCATCGGGGCCGTCATCGCCATTATTGACGCCTGTCCCGCCAGAACCGCCATTCCCGCCAGAAATGTCTATCGTTCCACTACCGCTTTTGGAGAAAAAACCAATCAAGACAATCCCGCCGTTGCCGCCAGCTCCGCCCGCGCCTCCGCCGCCGTGACCCGCATAACCATTTCCTCCATTCCCGCCATCACCACCATTGTTGTATATCGTTCCATTGTTGATCAGGTAGCGAGCGATGATAACTAAAGGCAAAATAGCGGTGTATCCACAGCCACCGCCGCCGCCACCGCCGCCGCCTGTCCCTCCGCCTCCGCCGCCAGCGGCTCCATTCCGTCCTGCGCTGAACAAAATTGCTGGAACTCCTAAAGCGCCTACATTGGTTTTTACCATTCCTGCGCCAAAAATAGAACGATAAGGAATGTCCGTGTCTGGAGAAAACTGATTTATATTTTCACCAGCGCCGCCAGAACCGCCAGAGCCAACTCCTCCAGCGCCACCAGCAGATCCATCTTGTCCATCTACCGCATCATAATACAAAACCGACAACTCTTTGTTTGGCGCATCTTCTCCATTGTCTCCGCTAACGCCTATTCCACCACCCGTCGCACCACTCAGATCTTGCGTTACAGGATAGCCCGCCACACACGCCGCCCCACCCGCTCCACCAGCAACATCTGTACCATTATCTCCATTCCCGCCGTCAATATCTACCTGAGCATACTGGCGAATGCTACCAGTAGCCTCGATAGTCAATGTTCCACGCACAAATATCTTGAATCCACCCGCGATAAGCGCAACACCGGCAGACACAGTCAAATTGTTATAGTACATCGTGCGATCGAGAAACGTGTCCACAGAGATTGTCACGTCGCCGTCCGACCCATCCCCGAATAGCAGCGAAAGCAAGTGCCCCGACAGCCATTCCCACGCCGCGCCGGTGTACGTCCCCAGCTCGTGCGAGTCATTCGAGAATCCCAGGCTCCCTTCGGCGGGAGTTGTGGCCTCCAGGTTCGCCTTCGTGTCAACAGTCGGGCCACCCCCCCCGGGAATCGTCACCACCGTCTTGTCGTTCGTGGCGTCGTCCGTCGCCGTGACGCCTGCGCCGGTGAAATCCAGATTCTTTCGTGCAGCCAGCGTCGTGCCTTCGTCCTGGATGATGTGTTTGCCATCTACGATGATCGTCGTGTCGCCGCCGCCCGGATCGGGCACGGGCGTCACCGCGTCAATCGTGAGGTCGGCCAGCCGTTTCTCCAGCTCATCCACCCGATCTATCAGGTTGTTCGGAATCGCGGCCCGCTTGAACGACATATCAAGCTCCCCCGGTCTCGTCTGTATAGATCCAGGGCACGATCTCGTTTTGCTCCTCGACGACCAGCTTGCACCCCCCACTCGACGGGTCGAACTCGCGCGCCAGGACTCGCAGTTTGCCGTCGTATCCGCCAAACCCATACGTGGACAAAACGGCCCGCACCACGTCGCCTAGCCCGTAGGCCGAAAAGCGGCCCGGCTCGGCGTCCAGCACCGGCAAGCTGAATATCCGGCGCGGCTCCGAATTTTGCGAAAGCGCTCGCTCGGCAAGCATCTGCAACGTCGCCACGTCAGCGATGCCGGAATAGGTCGCCTGCTTTTCTCTCAGCCCGTGCCGCGCCGCACTGTTCGAGTCCTTCGCAACGACAACGGTTCGGTCATCTCCCCAGGACGATCCGCTGCCGGCCGTGTACTGGACATTGATCACTGCGCCCTGTTCCTCCAGCGTCAGATCCCCGCTGACGTTGCAGCCCGCGCCGCTGCCCTCGACCAATGCCACGGCGGTCGTGCGATCCTCGCCGAGAATTTGACCCAGGTCGGCGCGGAACTGGATAGTGTTTCCATCCAGGAGCGGCGTGAACCTGAAATCACACTGCTCGTATTTCCTCAGACCGTCCGTCAGCACCTGCCAGACGGGCTTGTAGTGATAAGACAGGCGATGCAGCCGCCCGCCCATCCAGACCTTACCCAGCACGATCCCGAGCGGGTCCTTCTGCTCCTCGTGCAGCAGCAGATCAGAGAAGATCGAGCCGGCCAGACGGTCGTTGAAAATGTCGTTCTTGCGCGTCACGCGCGAGGAGAGCTGATACTCGATCCCATAGCAGCTCACGCTGACCGTCCCGGCCGTCCATTTGCGGGGTACCTCGATCGTGCCTCCCCATGCCGGCAGGCCGTGATCCATCTCGATGTAGACCCGGTTGCCGACCTGGAGATTCGACGCCGTCGCCTTGGAGTCCGACTTGGCGAACGTCAGCACAACCTGCCCGATTCCGTCGAGGATCCACGACACAGACCCGACGTCGGGCTGCACCTCCTCGATGATTTTCCCGAAACGATTGCCCAGGAGAATACGCATCAATAGTACCGCTTACTGAACGTGGTCGTCAACGTGACGTGGCCGGTGCCGGTGTCGTCGAACCGGAGCGTGTTGCTGCCAGGCAGCAAGCGCAGCCAGGCGCGCTTGGCCAGCGACGTCGTGCGCGTCCCACAGGTGGTCAACGCCTGGAACTGGCGCGAGCCGTCTTTCAGCCAGGTCACGGTCTTGTTGTAGGTGTCAACCTCCAGGCTGCTGTTCACGTCCATCACGAAATCAAGCGCGATGGCCTCGCCCGTCGTCGTGTTCGTCAGCGTGGCCTGCAAGTGATAGTTGCCCTGCTCGGCCCCGACCGCCACCACCGGCGTTTCGCTGTCGTTCAGGTCAACCGTGACCGTTCCAACCTCAATGTCCGCAGGAAAGAAATAGAGAGCGATGCCAATCGTATCCGCGACGGGGTCAAAATCGTCCTCCGCTGGCCCAGAGCTCCATTCCTCCCAGGTATTTATGACAGTGGGGCTGGCGGGTGTATCCTGCCACGACCACCAGGATTGGCTGCGCTGCCAGTACATGAGATGAGCTAGAAAATCAAACGGCGGATTTGTGGTGGCTCTACGTTTCAGCCCGTCTGCCCAAGTCACGTTAGTGATCCCGCAGGGATTATAAAGCGTCCAACCATACGCCTGCCCCGCGCCCGACGTGATCCACGCGCCTGCCACGTCGTAGGTGAACGACCATCCCCGCTCCGTGGCGGTATAGACCCCTCCGTTTCCACCCGCGATCACGAGATTCCCCATGTGATCCCACCGCGCCGCGCGGTGCTCGCCCGTCATCATCCCCGTATCGCCCCAATCCTCATATCCCATCTCGCTGAATACTTCATAAACCCAACTCTCGTTTGAGCTTTGGTCAAGCTCGAACGCCGGCTTGTACTGATCATCTACCGTTGGGGCAGAGGCAGCCGAGTTTCCGTAAACGACATAGATGTCGTGCTGGATCCAGTGAACCCGGTCGCCAATGCTATGCGCTCCCGCCGAGGTGCCCTTTGCCGCACGCTCGATGCCCGAGAGCGACCGTTCCGTCACATTTCGGGCAGAGTAAACAAAAGCCTCGGTGCCGATGTAGCAAACGCCGCTATCGGGCCATCCGCTAATGTCCTGGACCAGCTCGATGCTATCCACGTCGCCCGATCCCGCGATGGCCGTTTTCAACTGCGTCGGCGTCACGCCGCTGAAATCTGGGCTGAACCAAATATGCGTGTCGCTGGTGTTCATCCCATCCAGCCAGCGATAAACCTCGGTTCCATCAACCAGAACTCGCAGGTCATTGCCATTGGACAACATCTTGCCCGCAGTCACGAGCGCGGCCGTATCCAGCGCCGCCATGACAGGGTACTGCTGTTTTCCATTCGTGGACAACCACGCGACGGGGATCCAACGCCGGTAGACATAGCTGCTGCCCTTGGCGGTGGTCGGCTCGATCGTGTAAATAGGGTAGGCTTCATCCTCTCCCTCGTTGTCAATGGCGTGCGTCTGCCCGCTGGCCGTGATAGACCACTCGTCATCGTCTTCCGTGGACGCCCGCCAGCGCACGTCCCCGTGCACCGCCAGCGTGGCGATAAACAAATCCGGCGAGATGCTGTCGCCCGACCCGTAGGGCACGAGCGATTCACACAGACATTCCAGATAGCGGTCATTGTCCCCGTCGTCGTCCTCAGCCACCAACGGCTGCACCGCCTCGCTCTCCGGGTCGAACCACTGAAAGAGTTGAGTGCGCAGCGCGAGGATATCGGAGCTGTCATCAATGTGGAGGCTCAAAATCTTGCGCTCGCCGGGACGCTGCAAGCCGGCTACCAGCGGCCAGGCTCCGCTGCGCTCGGCGAGCAGCACCCGCGCCGCCGGCAGCCGGATCGCGCTGCCTTCGCGCAACACCGCGCTATAATCCGTCCCGAACGAGTGTCCGCCGTAACTGACAATCTTCATTACCACTCCATTGCCCCCTCCCCCGTGTCAACGGGGGAGGGCTGGGGTGGGGGCGTTGCAGCAACGCTCACACCACCAGTGCCTGCAGTTCCTCCAGCACCGTCCGCTCGTGCCCATACACCACCACGTCGCCGTACAGGTTCACGTCGCCCCGCATGCCGGCGGCTGAGAACGCCGGCCCTGTCCGCGATGCCCCGTTGGGCAGGATGTAACCTGCCGTTGCGGGAATGAACGCCTCCGCCAATCGAGGCATTGCCATTCGGGACAAATCACTCATTGCCGCGTTGATGCCCAGGAGGCTCGTTTCTAGCAGGCTAGGCGAATGGCCCATCACGGGAGAGGCGTTGACATTGCCAGTCAATTTGTTCAACGCTGCTATCGCATCGTCAATGATCCCGATAAGGAACTGAACGCCGCGAATGATGCCATCTATCGCTTTTTCAAAAACAGGAAACACATTTTCAGCAACCCACAGGAACGCTTTGCCCAAGACGTCCCTAACTATGCCGGCCACCGTGTTGAATATCGGCATGAGCTTCTCGTCTATAAATTTGTGTATCGTCTGCATCGCGGGAAGTAGCACGGTCGTCCATAGCGCCGCCAGAGCTGCAACTGCCAGTTCTACCAAATGCAATCCCAAATCTACCAGAGCGATGAATACCGGCAACAAGTAAGTCTGAACAAAGCTCCAGATCGCCTGTATCGCCGGCATCAGCGTGTTATTCCAGAAATTCGTCAGCGTTTGGATAGCCGCTGGAACATTCACCGAAAGCCAGTTCCACAGATTTTGCAGCATCGGAAAAACGCTGGTCTGGATAAAGTTCCAGGCTGCTTGGATCGCAGGCAACAGCGTGTTTGTCCAGAAATTTGACAGCGCCTGGAGCGCCGCCGGAATATTCTTCCGCAGCCACGCGACTAGGTCGACGATAATGGGTTGCAGCCAGGCCCACACCGCCGCCGTCTTTTCCTGGATTCCACCCCAATTGTTTTCCCACGCCGTGCGCAGCAGCGCGGCCACGCCCACCAGGATCAAGAACGCCGCCACGATGGGCGCCGCAGCAGCCACGATGGAAATGATGGCGGGGATGACGACCGAGGCGATGGCGATGCCCAACGCCGTCAGCACATCTTTCAGCGAAATGTTCTGGCTGATCCAGCCCGTGACCTGGTCAATCGTCGGCTGGATCGTGGCGATGAAGGACTGCACGCCGGCCACCATCCCGTCGAACGTCGAACGCAGATCGGGAAAATTGTCGAGCGCGCCGCGGATCGCCGCGATCGGGTCTCCCGTCCGCGTCAACACGTCTACAAAGACGCCGATGCTGTTGCCGACGCTGGTCGCAATCGGTTCGATTTTTTTGAGCGCGCTCTGCAGCCCCGGCATCAGCGATTTGACGAGCGGCTGGACAGCTTGCGCCACGCCCAGCACCACCGGCAGGAACGCCGTCCCAATGTCCGCGGAAATATCCTTGAACGTCGCAGAGAGGATGCGCTGCGTATTGGCCAGCCCGTCGCTCGTCCGGGCAAAGTCCCCCTGCGCGGTTTTAGTCTGCTCCAGGATCAAGGCGTAGCGGGCCTGCAGCTTCATCGCATCCGTCAGCGGGGCCTTGCCCTTGGTCAGCCCCATGCTGAGCGCCTTGGCCTGCACGGCGGCCTCATTGATGTTGACGCCCAAACTCCGCAGCGGCTCCGTCTCGCCCACCAGCCCGGAGCGCAGCTTGTCCAGGACCTCGGCGGTCTTGAGGTTGTTGAAGCTGGCCAGGTCGGAGGCCAGCTTCACAATGTCCACGGACATGTCCGCCGCCTGGCTCTTACCCAGCCCAATGGTCGTGAACAGGTTGCCGAACGTCCCGGTCGCCTCGTAAGCCGCCTGCTTGGCGATCCCGAACGAGGTCGCGCTGGAGGCAGCGAAGGCGTCCACTGTCGAGATCGCACTGCCAAAGACGACATTCGCTTTGCTGACCGACTCGTTGAGGTCGCTCGCCGCGCTGATCATCTGCGGGCCTAGGACGGCGACCGCCCCGCCGAGCGCGACCATCGCGCCGCCGGCCACGCCCAGGGCAACCTTGCCAACGTTCTGGATGCTGTCACCAAATTTGGCTGCCTGTGCAGCGCTATGTTCCAATTCCTCGCGGAACCCGCCTGCATCCACGCCCAATTTGACGATCAGTGTCGAGAGAACGCTCATCGCTTTTTCTCTCTTCCGCCTAGAACGGCGTTCGCCACTTTGACCACCTCAAGGATATCTTTCCACGATTTGGGTTCCTTCGGGGTAAAGTCGGGCATAAAGTCCTTGAACGCGAACGGTTTATGGCGCTTCTTGGCGTCCCGGTTCGCGTTGGCGATCACCGAGGCGACGATCGCGCTCCGCAGGTCAGCCCGCCAGTCGCCGAACGGCTCCAGGGCATAGAACGCCTGCCATTCTGCCAGCTCGCGGCTCGAGATGTGCGCCAGCCCCCAGGCTACTGAGGGCCATCCCAGCGCCAGCGCCAACTGGAAGTAAAAGCGCCGCTGCGGGCGCGTCAGGAGTTTTTTTCCAACTCCTGGACGTCCACCTCAGTCAACCCGGAGAGTCGCTGGGCCGCTTGGAATACGCGGTCGAGCGCCGCCGCCGACTTTTGCCCGAGCGCCGCCACGTCCTGGTCGGAAAAGATGCGCGCGCCCGTTTCATCCACCACGCACAAAGCCACCAGCTTGGCCCGCATGTTCTCGGACTTGACCTTGACCTTCTTGCCGTCCATCTCCACCACGGACGACTCAAAGTGGTCGCGCTCCGCGCCGCTCAGGCCCCGCACGATCACGCTTCCGCCCCATTCGGGCACCTCGACGACCTCCGTGAGGAGGTCCGAGGCATTCAGAATAGCCTCACGAGTCAGAATTGCCATCGCTCCCCCTCACGCCAGCGTCGGCTTGCCCGTGATCTTGAGCGTGACGTCGGCCGCCAGCTTGTCGTCAATCGGCTCAGACGATTCAAAAGCCGTCACCAGCGCCGTAAAGCTCCAGGTGGTGTTGCCGTCGTCCGGGAAAACCATCTGGAAGTTGTGCTTCCCGCGGTCCGTCAGCTTGGAGATGATGCCGGTGCTATAGTCGTGGGTCGCGTCGGCCGGCATAAAGTTGATCGAGAGCGACACCTCGCCGGCGTCCAGCAGCCCGCCCACGAACTCGCGCCACGCCTCGGCCGAGCTGTGGTTCGTGACGTCAATCGGGTCGAGCGAGAGCTTGGGCCCTTTGATGTCGCTGACTTCGGCGATGGTCGTGAAACTCTCCGACGTCCCGCCGTCGCCCATTTTCAATAGGGTTCCAAAAGCTGAAATTGCGTCTGACATTTCAATCCTCCTTGAATGTCCGGCATGACGCCGGAGTGTTGATGCGGCCAACTCAAAGGACGATGACTCCCAACTTCACCTTATTGCTGTCCGCTTCGAGATATACGTAGCCGTCCGCCTGCACCCAGCCCGTCAGGTCGAGCGGCCCGATCACCGCATAAGCGCCGGCCGCAACGGTGGCCGCCGCGATGTCCTTCGTCCGGCCAAAAGTATCGGCCACGCTGTTGACGGTGACCGTGTGCGCGCTCGTATCCGTGTTGTGGATCACGATCAAGTCATGGCCGGTCGCCGCGAACTGGTTCTTGTTCGTTGGGTCAGCCGCCGTCATCGTCAGCGTGACCGGCGTATAGACCTGGCTCCCGCCGGCTGTAGACTTGGTTAAAGTAGTCTTTGCCAAATCTGTCCCCCCTGCTGGACCGACTTATCAGCCAGCGCCGGCGCGTGCATCTGGCTCCAATGATTCCAGATGCCGATCTCGTCGCCCCAGGCTTCTTTTCCACACTCGGAGCACGTCCAGATGTCCAGCTTTTTCCACATCGAGTGAACGTACCGCTCAGAATGGACTGGCTCCGGCTCAAAGGGATGGATAGCGCGCCCATACTCGACGTGCGTGACAGGCACGTCAAAGCGCGCCAGGCTTCGATGACCGGCTTTCCATGCGTCGTGCGCAAAGGGCAAGTCCGGGCACCAGGCCAGGACATCGTCGCCCTTGCGAAAAGCGATCTGCTCGAGCACGTCACGCCGAAACAGCGTGCAGCCGAACCCGGCACCCCAGACCGGATAAGCGCCAGCTTGCCGGGCCTGCGCCAGCTTGCCGGGATGATGCGAGATCGAGTCCGCGCCGCCTTCGATCGTCGGAAGAAAGGCATTGAGCGCGCGCTGCGCATGCCGCAACATGTACACGCCATAGACGACGTCGGCGTCCGTGTCGAGCATCCGCTGCAGCGCCCGGTCGTCCGGCAGCACGCTGTCCTGCTCCAACGTCAACAGCGCCGAATAGTCGCCCGCCAGGAACCGGGCCTGCGCAGCCTGGTATTGCAAAAATACGTTGCGATGGTCCGGGATCGGAAACGGATTCTTCGTCCCGATCCACCACTCCCACTCAACGTCCAATTTCTGCGAGCGGATCGCCGCCTCACATTCCGGCGTGATCGCCGTTCCTCGCGCCGTTTTCCATGTCGGCGTGAACACCATTAGCTCAGGCATTTATCGGCCTTCCGCTCGCCGAGTAAACCTGCACCCTCGGCTCAGGCTTCGGCTCGGGCCTTGGCTCGTGCTTTTCCTGCCAGTGGGCCAGAATGTCGGCCTCGCCCTTCAGCGTATCGTAACGGCAACGCACGCACGTCCACTGCGGGCGACCGGCCCAGGTCCCGACCGTGAACCGCGTCTCTGTCGGACGCGGATCGCGGCCAAGCTCCATGTCCGTGGACATCTCGTCCGGAGTCACCACAGCCCACTCCGGCTCCGGCAACTCCGTCGCCGGAAGCTCGACCGTCGCCGTCTCAACGTTGCGCCTTTTCCTTGTCTTGCTCATGATGGCGTCTCCCTGTACCAAATGATGGCATCGAGCCGCGACACGCACGCGCTCAGCATGTCCGCCCGGTCATCCGTGACGTTTTCGATTTTCGGCACCGACACGGTATAATCGCCCATCTCGCCGCGATAGCCCAGCATCGCCGTCACAATCGCCATAGTCACTCCCCGCGCCGCCGCGTATGTCTCGCCGACGCACATGATCTGCATCCTGGCCCGCACCAACCCGGTCGGCCCGTCGTGGGCCGCCTCGAAAGGGCCGCTGATGCGTTGGTACGCTACTGCGGGCAGCGTCGCGTCCAGCGGGATCAGCAGCGGGTAGATCCGCGTCCCCACGAGCGCAAAGATCGCCGTTGTTCCCGTCAAAAATGTGTACAGGCCCTCTTCCAACTCTGCCATTTACAGATCCGCCTTGTTCTTGATCACGCTGCCCACCTTTTGGGTAGCCGCATCCTTTTGCGAATCCATTGCCGGACGCAGGAACGGCCTCGCTGGGATGCCTGGATGGGATGCGCCGCCCACGACGATTGTTTTGCCCATCTCGTCTTTGAATGCCAGTGGCCCGCCGATCTCGTGCGGCTGTGCGCCCGTCTCGAAAAACTGGTAAAACCACTTTTCTTTCTTCGGCCCAATGTCCACCACTCGATAGGCCGGCTTGGATTTTTCCGCGTTAGGCTCTATCTCCACCGCCGGCGTGGGCGCGTCCTGGTTCGCCGCCGCCTGCACGATCTGTGCACCGGCCTGGGCCGCCGCCTCTAGGACAGCTCCCACCAGCTTGCCGCGCCTGGCCAGCTCCTTGATCGTCTTGTCCAGCCCAACGAGTTCTACCTTGATCCGGGTCCTAGTGGGCATGGGTGCTAACCTCCTTTACCATCAACTGCGTCTCCCGCCGGTCTTCCTTGACGTTGATCACCGCCAGCACGTCATAGGTATGCTCTCCCCACATGACGACCATGTTCGTAGAAAGCCCGTCCCGGTAACGGATGCGGATCCGCGTATCCACCGTGACGCCGGCTTTCTGCGCCTCGATGAATTCCTGCCCGCGCAGCGGCTCGATGCTGGCCCACAACCCGTCTCCGGCAGAATACGTCACGACTTCTTCGCCGAACGAATCGCGCGTCACCAGCTTGCGCTTGATCGTGATCCGGTGCCTGAGCTTACCCGCTTCCATTCCACATCCTCCCCTCTCCCGTGCGGCACGGGGGAGGGGCTGGGGGTGGGGACCTACCACACCCTCAGCGACCACATCAACAGATCCGCCACCTCCAGGCTGCCGGATGGCTCGCGGTTCTCGTACCAGGACCCGATCAGCATCTTCATGCCCAGGAGGATCATCTCGGGCACGCTGCTGCCCGCTGCGCCATAGCCGGCCACGAACCGCACGTGGATCGCCGCCGCCTCCTGCAGGTCCTCGCTGCTGGGCCAGCTTGCGTCCTCGACCAGGACGACGCGCCCCTTTACGCCGCTCGTGTCCACGATATAATAGTCGTCATCGAACTCGTGTTCCACGCCGTCCAGGTCGGTGTATTTGACGCTCGTCACGCTCTGTAGCGGCGGCAAGGGAAGCTCGATCTCATCGTCGTCAGGCCAGTCATCCAGCACCAGCTCCCACGTCTGCGTGATGAGCGCACGCCGGGTAAAGTTTTCGGCATATTCGCGCGCCGCCTTGATCAGGCCCGTGATCAGCGCGTCGTCCGCCGTGTCATCCTGCCGCACGTGCAACTTTGCGTCGTCCAGCGATATCGGCTCTACCGCCGGTCCTGTGATCAATGTTCGCGCCATTTCATGCTCCCCCAGTCGTCAGGGTCTTTCCTCGGCGACATTTCCACCGTCACATTGTCACCCTCTTCAACTCGCAAAACCCGCCATGTCCGATCCGTGTAGAACTTACCGAACTTGCGTCGCAGCTCGCTCGACGGGTCAAAGTATAGAAACGTGTCAGGATGGAAACCGCGCCGGTGGGTCGGGTCCCGCCACAAGTTCTCACTCTTCCATCCCACCGCCTGAACCTTCAAAACCCCGCCCGGCTTCAAGATCCGCCAGCACTCGTCCATGAAACCGACCACGTCGTCCAGGTGCTCCAGCACGTCAATCGCTTCGATCCGTTCCGCGCACCCATCCTCGAACGGCCACGGCCTGATGTTCAAGTCGTGCGCGACGTCCACGTGCGCACTATGTCGCCGCCAGTCCACATGCACCCAGCCCTTGCGCACCTCATCCCCGCATCCCAACAAGAGGAAAGCTAGGGAAGAAGATAGACTACCCATGCCATGCCACTCCGTATTTTGGCAGGTACGCATGGGTCACCTGCACCGCATCCATCGCCCAGATCCGATATCCCAGCGCCCGCGCTTCCGCCATCATGGACACGTGCTCCACGTCGTCGCCGACCGGCTCGTACCGGCACCCGCGCCGGTAAACCTCCGCCGGCGCCAGGTAGCAAGTCCCCACGCTTTCCATTTCCAACGCCCATCCGCGATACCCGGCAAAGTGCGGCGGAAACTCGCTGGCGTGTTCCCCGTTGCGAACAAAGCCGCCCGTATCGTAGAACCATCCACCGTTTTGATGCGAGGGCGGCCCAGGCCGCACCCTTTCGACGAACACGAACGGCGCGACGATATCCGACTGCGAAACCTCCGCCAGCCGCTCGATCAGATCGCGCGGGACATGGACCAGGTCAACGTCCACCCATAGTACGTGCGTATACTCATCCCGCAGGAACATGTCAATCAATCGGTTGCGCGCCATTGCATTCGCTCCATAGCGCCGTCCGCTGTCGTGAAACTCGTTGCGCATCATCACCAGTTTACGGTCGGCGAACGTCATGCTGGCAAAGTTCATCCGCGTCTGCGCGATGAATTGCTCAGGCGTGTTGCGCCGATAGGGAACGGCCACCAGCACCTGCATGGCTATTCCAAAACGACGTGGAACGTTCCGCTCTTCGAAACTCCGCCCAGGCTCACCACAATCTTGACGCGGTCGGCCACCAGCACGATCTTGTCATTCACCGCCGTTCCCGCCGCCGCGTACAAGGCCGCCGCGCCCGCCGTGCTGTGTGTTGCCTGCCGGGGCGCTCGCGTCGCACTCGCGTTCACCGCCGCCTCACTCCAGAGCGTCTCGCCCGTCGCCTCGGCCGTGATCACGAAGGTCACGCCGTCGGCATAGTCCGTCTTGACGTAGCAGATCTGCGAGAACTTGCCTGAGACAACCGGCGTGTATCCCACCCCGTCGCCGCTGCCATCCACTGTGATCGCGACCGTTTCACGTTTGTTCATGCCTCGCTCCTTAGCGCGCCTGGCTCTCCGCTTACGATTCGGTCAGAGCAGCCATCAAGCCGCCTGCGAACTTGGACTGATTGAAGATGTAGGTCAGTGTGTCGGCCACAACCGTGCAGCCTACGAACGAGTTTTTGCCCCACAGCAGAATTTGATGCCCTGTTGCGGTGCTGTTATCGTCAATGGCTTGCGCCTGGATCGTCCCGCCGCCATAGTTGTTGGCAAACAGGCAGTCCTTGAAGATGGTCAGCCAGGGAATGGTTGCAATGTCAGCATCCACGAGAACGTGCACGTGGGTGGAGGGCGAACCTCCGCTCCAGGCCAGGAACATGCACTCATCGAACAGGTTGCGCGAAACGGACGCGCCAGCGCCCTTGTGCAGCCACAACCCATAACTGGCCGCCGACCGGAAGTTGGTGTATTGCCCAATCGTGCAGTGCTTGAACACGTTTTCCGCGCCCGCCATTTTCAGCGAGTAGGAAGCCGCGTCGTCGGCAGTCGGCGCCATGAAGAATACGTTCTCAAAGTAGTTCCTCATGCCCGTCACGATGGCTATCCCGGAAGCCGCGCCTGCCGCCTTCTCGTTGTTGAACTGCATGTTCCTGACGATGCAGCCATTGCTCGAGAAGGTGATCACCGGAGAGAGCGCCGTGGCCGCCAGGGCCACGATGCGGCAGCGTTGGCCCAGGCCGTACACGGACGAACTCAGCCCGACCAGGTGAGTATAGTCCTTGTCCCAGGCAATCGCCGCGATTGGATTGTCCGCAGTGTCGCCCGAGAGGAACAGCACCGCATCGTGCTGGTCGCCGACGCACTTGTCCTCGGCCGCCTCCAGCGTTTTCAAGGGTTGCTCCAGGTTTGTGCCTGAATTGCTGTCACTGCCGTCGACCGGGTCTACCAGGTAGGTCTTGCTCTTCGGTCCAAGCGGCAGGTCCATCACATTCAAGTACTTCCTGAGATCATAGGAAGTCGCTTGCTTTGCCATTTGATTGCTCCTTCAGAGGGCCAGACCCATGAAGGCCTGGCCCTTCAATCTTCGTCTACACCGAGACGTGATAGGCTCGTCTACACCGAGACGTGATAGGCGTAATTCGTTGCCTTGGTCACTGGAACCCTGCGGTTCCCGAAGCCCAGGAAGAACACGCAATAGTAGTCGTTGCTGCCCGTCCCGGCATCCGGGCTGAGAGTCACGTACCGGAACCCGTTCGTCCGGTCTATCTTTTCAACGTCGAACTCGATCGTGAACCACTTGTCGTCGTCGTCCGCCGCGATCAATTGCGCGGCGCTGGTGATGACCTTGATGTCTCCCGTCTCGGTCGCACTCGTGTCCTGATACACAGAGAACGTCGCGGCCGTGTCCTCAGTACCGATTCCCACGAGGAACACGCCATGCTTGATGTTCGCCATATCAATGAACGAGCCGGACGCCGGCAGGCGGGCGGCCGCCGCCACAGCCGTGTTGAAATTGTTGCACTTGATGACGCGGACGTCGTTCTCGAACTCGAAACCTACTGGTAACATCTTTCCCTCCTGAACCGATCACTGATCGTACCGATCACTGATCACTTTTAGGCCAATTTGACCCGCACGAACGCCTCTTCCAGCACCGGCTGGCCGTCGCTCTCCAACCGGCCAATGTAGCCGATCTGGTTCGTGGCGGCGTACAACTCCACCAGGCGCTGCATCTCGAACGACATCGCATCGGCGATCCAGTAGTAGGACCAGTCGCCGAGCAGGCCCACGTACAGCCCGGTCGTGAAGGTGCTCGGCGCGTATTCCGACATCGCCACCGGGAAGCCCAGCAGCGTGTCCGGCTCGCCCACTCGCACCGATTCGCGCCAGATATACTGCCCGTCGTCATCCTGCAGCTTGGCGATCTGCTTCACGCCGACGCGGTTGAACATCCACCGCGCCCGAGCCCAATACTGCGGCTTGAGCGTGTACTTGGCCTCCACCAGACCGTCGAACTGGATGCTGGTCGTGGTGTTGCCGGTGCTCACGTCCCGCCCCGTGCTGATGCCGGCGTTGGATGCCACGAACACGCCCAGGGGTTGCCCCACGCCGGTCCCGTTCAAGTAAGCGTTCTCGGCCACGACCCCGAACTTGTAGGCGAAGCGGTCCATCACCAATTGCTCGACGGACGGCACCTTGCGCAAGAGCTTCCGGCTGACCTTGATATACTTGGCCAGCGGGTGCGGGTGCAGCTCGCGCGCGCCCACATCCATCGTCGAGTCCTCGCTCCCGATGAGAAGCTCGCTCGTCCAGGTCGGGTCGGCCGGATCGTGGTCGAGCGAGGGCACGCCCAGCGCGTCCGCGTTCGCCACGGCATACACCGTCGCCCACTGGCGGACGTAGACCAGGTTATCCACCGCCGTGATCAAGGCATCCACGAACTGCACAGGCGTGACCAGGTAGCCGCCCGCCGTGTCCACGTCGGCCTGCAAGGCGCGGGATTCCTCGGCCCTGGCCAGCGCCCGGACCTCGCCGGTCAACAGGAAATGCCGGTAGGCGCTCTGATAATTCAGCTGCATGAACGGCAGCAAGCGCGCCCACTGCGGATCGGCTTGCATCCGCTCGACCGTCATTCCTTGCATCCCGCGCGACTGGAACTGATAGGGAGCCGGAGATCCGTCACCGCCCTGGGCGCCCTGGGCGCCCGGCGCGCCGTCGCGCGTCTCGCGTCCCGCGCTCTCGCTCAGCTCGTGCTCCATCAGCTCCTGGCGCTCCTGGCGCTCGACCTGCTTGGCCAGGTTGTTGACTTCATCCATGATCGCACTGTAGCGAGTCTCGTCATCCGCCGAAAGCGGCTTGCCCGGCTCGCCGGCGTCAATGATCTTGCGCGCTTCGGCGATCAATCCCGCGCGCTTTTGTCGCAACTCGATGACCTTCATGGTTCCTCCTAGATTTCTTTCTCTGCAAGGTCCAGCAGCCGCTGCATCTGCTTCCGGCGCGCCCGCGCCTCGGCCTCCACCTCGGCAGGCAGGGAGGACGCCTGTCCCGCCCCGCCCGGCTGGCTCAACTCGAACACCCGGCTCCGCACCTGCGCGCTCGTCTGAGGGTAGGCAGGAAACGTCACGGGTGAAACGTCTAAAAGATCCAAATCTGTCAGGCTACGCAGAATGCCTTTCTCATCGGAACCCCATTCCTCACTGATCGTTCTAAACGAAAAAGAGCTTTGATTAACATCGCCACGCCGCATCGTCACTATGACGTCCTGTGCCCACTGCGTCTCAGGCGGCGTGATATCGTAGCGCAAGCCCCTCGCATCCTCTTCCAGTTTCAATGTTCCGCTGCGCGTCCGTCCCAGCACATAGATTGGCTCGTGATTCCACAGCGCACGCACATCTGCGCTTTCTTTCAAGGTGCGCGTGAATGCGCCTGGACGAATCATCTCACGGAAGAAACCCAGGTCTTCGCTGATCACGTCGAACAGTGCCGCATATCCCACGATATGCGCCACACCGTTTTCCTCCAGGACGCGCAGCTCAGGCACTTGCAACGTCCGCCGCTCGATCTCCGAATCTCCACTCTCTCTCAGGTCCGGAGGCGTCATATCCGCATCTTTCAAATGCGCCGCCAGGTGGTTGTACACGCCGCGCCGGTCCGCGTCCGGGATCGTCGTCCCGCCGCGTCCGCCGTTGAGCACGCCGATCGCGCTGCTGCACGCTCGCGTGCTGGCCGCGCCGACATCCCCGCCTCCGTCCACAAGATGGTGGATGAAGCGGTAGGCGCCCTTGGTCTTCGGGTCGCCTTCCGGGTCCTGCCAGGCGAACGCGCTCTTATAGTACGCCTCAGACTCATCCTTGCGCAGCCGCCCCTCGTTCGCCGGGCCGTCCCAGGCTCTATCGTCCGTCGCTGTGTGGTGCACTCGAATCGCTGCCATCATTACCTCCGTGCATCCGTGACAAAATCCGTGTCACGCCGCTGAGATTCCGCAATCGCACCCGCCGTGCGCCGGTGGATGCCTCACATTGTTGCTGAGTGTCAGCGGCTTGTCCGCCCCCTCGGGCTGAAAGTCGCCAATCTCCAAAAAGAACTCGCGGATCCCGGCCTTCTTCCCGTTCAGGCTCTTGCAGTACGGGCACGAGTCGCCAAAGGCGTGCCAGCGCAGGAACTCGCGCCCGGCCAGCCCGAACACTGTCACCGCGATCGCGTTGCCGAACCGGACGCTCTCCCACATCGCCGTGTCGTCGGGCCGCTCGTCCCACTTGCCCAGCTCCACCTCGACGGCATCGGCGGGATTCTCGCCCGAGTCTAGCGCCTGTTGGACCGCGCCCCTCATCCGGTTATAGCTAATGTCCGAATGTCGGTCGCCGAAATCGTCCACGTAGGTGGCCGTGAACCGCTCCAACTCGCGCGTCATGTCTTGCTCGGTCGCGTTCACCTCGTCCTGGGCGAGTTGAGCTATCGCGTCCCCGAACGAGTGATACAGCGGCGTCACATTCTTTTTCACAAAGGGCCGGTGCTCTCGGTAGAACTGATCCAGCCACGAGTTGAACATCATCACATCCCGCTGCCCCAGGTAGCGCGTCGCCGCCTTGCGGATGTCCGCCTGCTCGCGCCGGATCACCCGGCCCATCACATCCGCATACATCCGCTTATAAGCGTGGCCCAATCGGTTGCGCGAGCGCGCCGATTTTGCGCTGCGCTCCTCCAGTTCCCCTCGCCCGATTTCGGGAGAGGGGCCAGGGGAGAGGGCTTGTTCCACTTGCGGCAAGCCTTGTCGAGCCGTCGAGGGCACGCCTCCCGGAGACGACTGTCCCGTATCGTTCGCCGGCATCATGTTCATTGGAATCAGGTACACGTCCCCGCCCTCGATGGGGTTCATATTCTCTTTCTCGCGCACGTCGTTCGCCGAGAGCCACCCGTTCTGCCGACCCGATGAATAGGCTGCGTAACGGCTCTGCGCGTCGCCGCGCAGCAGGCCGTCCACCAGGAACTCGGCAAACATCTCGCGCCGCCGCTCCCGCGGGATGAGCTTCCACGTGATCGTCTGCTCCCATTGCACCAGCCAGGGCGTCAGCGTATAGATGACAAATTCGAGCGATTGCTGCTCGATGTTGGAAAAGGTTGCTCGCTCCAGGTCGGCGATCAGGTGCGGCGGCACACGGAACAGCCCCGCGATCTCCTCGCGCTGGAACTTGCGCGTGCTCAGGAATTGCACATCTTCGCCCGGCAACCCGATCTCGTGGATCTTCATCCCCTCTTCCAGGATCGCCGGGTGATGCGCATTGGCCACTCCCCCGTGCTCGTCTTTCCAGGACTTTTGGAGATTGTCGAACGCCAAGTCACCCAGGTGGCCGGGATGTTCAATGACGATCCCAGGCCGGCCGTCGTTGGCAAAAAACCGCGCTGAAAATTCCTCCGCTGCCAGTCCCAGGCCAATCGCCTGGCGCGCGATGGCGATTGGCGAATAGCCCACGCGCCCATCGAACCCTAGCCCAGGCACATGAAAAATCTTATAGGCGGGAATCGGTTTCCGGTCGTAGGTATAGACCATGCCGGTCCCATTGCGCTCGACCTTCATCTGATCAGGCCGCAGCGGCCACAACCCGGCCACGTCGCCCGCCCTGTTGAATTCGATCTCGGCATAGCCGTTGCCCCAGCCGCACAGATGGCCCATCAGCGTTTCGCGGAATGAAAACGACGTCATCTCTCCGTTGGGCAGATCGTGAAGCAGCGTGTAGAGCGGGTCGTCCGTCGCGCGCTCTTTGCCCCCGTTCGGCAACCGGCGATACAGGATCAATGGCAGTTGTGCCAGCGCCTCGGACAAAACGCGGATGCAGGCGAACACGGCCAGCATCGAAAGCGCCGACTCGGGCGTCACGTCCACGCCCGACGCCGTCTTGTCCGCAAATAGCCAGCCCTTCAATTCCGGGATATCATTGAGAGATCTCTTTTCAGGTTGCAGCAACCGTGTAAAGAACCCCATCCGTTACCTCGCCTTGCGAAGGCTGCCCAGTAATCCCAGCCCGAACAGGACCGCCCCGGCCAGGTCCAACGCTGCCGGCACCGACCACAAGCCCACGCCGACGCTGGCCAGGCCCAACCCAGCCAGGATCAGTACGTCATTGCCGTCGAGCGCGCGCACCAGAGCACAGAATCGCTTCCACATGTCCACGGACATCCTAGACCCGGCGGAGGCCCCGCCGTTCGTAGACCGAGCCGGCTGCCTGGTGGCGGGTCGCCCGGTCGAGCGCCATGATCCCGGCCACCATCCCGTCAATCTTTTCACGGCTCTTTTCCTTGTTCGGCTTCACGTTGCCAGCCGGGTCGGTCGAGACGACCATATTGTCGGCCATCCACCGCAGCACCGGGTGGCCGCCGTGGGCCAGCTTGCCGTCCAGCACCAGCCGCAGCAGCTCCTTCGTCGGCGGACTCATCGAGGCGAACCCCTGGCCGAATCCCACCATCGTGAACCCGGCCGCCTCGAGCTGCTGGCTCACCTGGAACGCTCCCCACCGGTCGAACGCGATCTCTTTGATGTTGAACCGCTGTCCCAGCGCCTCGATGTCGCGCACGATGACGCCATAGTCAATCACGTTGCCCTCGGTAGCCGTGATCAGCCCATTGCGGACCCAGGCGTCGTAGGGCACGCGATCCTTGCGCGCCCGCTCGATCATCTTCTCTTTCGGAATCCAGAAAAAAGGCAGCCAGGTATGCCGTTCGTCCTCTCCTGCCTCGTTCGGCAAGTCCAGCAACAGTGACGCGATATCGCTGCTGCTCGCCAGGTCAAGCCCCCCATAGCAGGGCGCATTCTCCAGTAGCTTGGCTTCGACCGGCGCGCCGCACTTGTCCCATGCCTCAATCGAGAGCCACCGCGTCTCTTGTTGCGTCCATTGGTTCAGGTGCAGCCGTCGGAAAGTATTCTGGTAGGCCGGGATCATCTGCGCCTTGGCCGCCTCCCCGCGCAAATAATCCAGCTTCACGGTTACACCCAACCCAGGATTGACCTTTCGCCAAACCGCCTCGTCCAGCCAATCGTCTGTCTCGTCGGCGCCGTAAATCACCGGCAAAAACTCGTCGTCCTGGACGATCCCGGCCTTGACCTGGCGGGCGTACTCATGCTGCTCCCAACAAACTGACTCGCGGTCGAATCCCGCCGTTGTGATCGCAAACACCACCGGCTGCCGCCGCGCACCGATGGATGTGTTCATCACGTCCCAGAGGTCCCGCGTGGGCTGAGCATGCAGCTCGTCGAACGCGACGCCATGTGCGTTGAGGCCGTGCTTGGTGAACGCATCCGCACTCAACACGCGGTAAACGCTGCGCGTCGAGTCCACATAGATAGATCGCCGGAACACCTGCGACCGCCGGGTCAGCTCGGGCGAAGCCTCCACCATACTCTTGGCCTCATCGAACACAATGGCTGCCTGCTCTCGGTCGCTGGCCGCGCTGTAAATCTCCGCGCCTGGCTCATCATCGGCGAAGAGCAAAAACAGCGACACGCCCGCGGCCAATGTGGACTTGCCGTTCTTGCGCGGCACCTCCGCATACACATGCCGGTATCGCCGCGTCCCATCCTGGCGCTTCCACCCAAACAACGGCAGAATGATCTCGTCCAGTTGCCACTGTTGCAGTTTGAACGGTAAACCTGCCCATTCACCCTTGGAGTGCTTGAGCAGCTTTTCAAAGAACGCTACGGCCACCTTCGCCGCGCGCTCGTCGAACCAAAACTCGCCGTCAGTCCGCGGCTTGGCTTTCGCCTTCAACTTCGACACCGTCCGGCTCCTCATCGCCAATCGCCACATCCTGTCCCGTTGCACTTTCAAACAGCAACTCGGCCAGGCTCAACTGTCGGCTGCCATCTACTATGCTCACCCGTGTCCGGCTGCTGGGCGTCATCCCAAACTCGGAGCACAGCTTCAAGATCTGCTCGTGCGCCTTATTCTCCTGGAACACCCACGGATTCTGGTACTGCCCTCCTTTGTCACCCGTCAGTACCGCGCCCTCCTCCGCCACTTTCTTCCGCGCCTCGATCCACCGGCCATACGAATGGCACAGAAGTTCCAGCGCCAGAAAATCGGCCTCGGTCAGTACGCGGACTTTCATCATAAACGGCGCCAACTGCCGCCACTTGCACTGCGCCGCCTTATCCAAACCGCGCGGCGCGTAGGGCACCTGCTCCGGGACTGTGTAGACAGGCTCGTTCACATCCAGCGGTCTCTTGCCCGGATTGCCGTTCGCTCGCTTGATATTGCTTGGAATAGGCTTCCTTCCTCTCATCCCCCCCCACCTCAATTTCGCGCACGTACACAAAAGACTACCGCGCGGTCTAGGAGGCTAAGCTCACAGAGATTTCTCACTCTCATCCCTCTGATATATTGCTTTCCAAAATAGTCTTTCGTGAGTGACACGCATGGCACAAGGTTTGCAAGTTGCTCCCATCATCTGTTCCACCTTGCCGCTTCGGGATAATGTGATCAACCTCGGTCCCCTCGACCAGACGGTTCTCCTTTGCGTGGACCCCGAACCAATCGGAACATAGTGGGTACTTTGCCAGATGCATCTTGCGCAATCTACGCCATTGTGCATCATATCCTCGGCTCGCGGCGCTGCCTCGTGTCTGCTCGTACTGCCTCTCGTGTTCTGCTGCGTGCCGTTCGCAGTACCCACGTGAGGCAGCCAGCACCGGACATCCCGGCACCCTGCATCCTGACGGCACTCGCCTGGGCATAGCCTCACCCTCCCCCCTCCGGCCATTGCAACCAATCTCGTGGGTTAACCACTCCCTTGAGTGTCGCAGCGCATCCCTTCGGTTGAAACTCGCAATTCTCACGCTGAACACTCAAATGCAGATGTGCTCCAGTTGTATTGCCCGTGTTGCCCGATCCACCAACTGCCACACCGGCGACGACGATTTGCCCGACCTGAACACGAATCACACTCAAATGCCCATACCAGGTCCACCACTTTTCACCGTAGCGCAGGTGCTCCAGGCGGACACAGTTGCCATAGCCAACCTTGATCCCGGCAAACATAACTTGACCACTTGCACACGCGAAAATGGGAACACCGACCGGCAAAGAGAAATCAATGCCTTCGTGTTCCCAGGTCACGCCGCCAATGGTATACATCACCCGAAACTCGCCCGTCACTCTGATAGGACGAGCGTTGAACGTAAATCCCAACCAGCGATCGCTGAGGCGATCAGACGAATAGAGCGAGCGCACACGGCGGAGCGCCTCCAAACTATTCGCCAAATCACTGGCAAGCTGGGCAGACACTTGTGCAATGCACGCCTGTTCGGCTTCGACCTGATCAAGAAGCGATGACAATGTTTCCACACGCATCCTCGCGCTTTACGCTGCGTAGCAAAGCCTGCTCGCGTTCCAACTCTGCCACACGACATTCTAGATTTTTGATCGTCTGCGCCTGGTCGTCAATGCGTTTCTGGTAAATAATGCGCTCAGCGAGCAGATTGTCGCGATCTGCGCGGACGGCTCTCAATTCGTACATGACCTGGTCGTACTTTGCCTCAAGCCGGTCGTAACTGTCGCTCTGACGCCGGGAAATCTCCTTGAGAGTCCCATTGTCCCGCTGGTACTCGTCCAGCCGAATCTGTAGCGGCTCGACCAAATCCCTTGCCATCTTGACAAAGATTGATTCGGTCTCAGCTTTGAATTTGCTACGATTCGCGGCCGTGGTGATGAGCGCCGCGACCGCGCTGCCGCCGAGCAACCCGCCGATCAGTGCGATGAGGATGGCCTGTGTCACGGTTGCCTTATCGTTTAACGACGAATCGCTGAATCGTCTCTGGCAACGGCAGCCCTAGCTTCGTCCAGTTGTCAAGCAAATCGCCGGTCAACGTAGCCTCGATGGCAGTCCAGGCAATCGGAGCCAGAAACGCAATGCCGGCCGCCTCCCCCGCCGCCTTGACGACCAGATAGACGCCGACGTATGGTGCCAGCTTTCGAATCAGGAATTCGCCCACCTTGCCCAACTCGAACGTGCCAGCTCGCGCGCTGGCGGCCAGCGCCACGACGACATTCACCAGCGTATGGGTGACAATCACCTTCACGCCGTCGTAGGCCCAAGCTTGCATCACCAGAGCCTTGAGGAACTCGATAATCATTCGCGGATCCATTTCGCCTCCTTGAAACGAAAAAAGGCGCACCTCCCCCTAGGAGATGCGCCGAGGATGAACCAACCACACGGCATGCGTGAAAAGTTGAGTATAGGATAGCACAAATGTTCTGGCTTGTCAAGCGGCCGCGAGTCATTCTTGGAGATAGATATCTTCTCTTTATCTTGAGTTCTTATTTTTCTTTCTCTTACCCCTTTGGGCGCAATCAATTTTGCCGGTAGACCAGTACAAAAACACCACTAGGCAGGCACATCCGGATCGAATGTCCACCGACGTACCGGCGATTTCAGCGGAGAAATCGCCGGTACGTTCAACAGCAAAAAAGCACCGCCCGAATCGAGCAATGCTAGTAGTGGTTCAAATACACCACTATACCGGAACATTTTTACCACTATAAAAAGATAGGAATTGTCAAGCCATGAACCAGTCTTTCGGGTCGAATCCGTGATCGTCTAGCCAGGCGTCGTGCTGACATTGCAAACGTTCTGGCAGTTCAGCGACCAGGTCCGGGATCAGCAACGGCAGCCTGACCCGGACGCTCAGCACATACATAGTGTGCGGGTCCCGCTCGACCCGGGCCTGCTTGATCATGTGCGCCAGATCTAGGTTGCACAGTCGTTGCAGCGCACCATTTTGCTGGCCGTCCTGGCTCAGCGAGCCCGTGATCGAGCGTCGGCTGCAAGGCACTTTTTCTGCGAGCTCGGGCGCACTAAAGCGGTGCTCCGGCGTCCACAAGTCCTTGACTCTTCGGTGATCGGTCTCACGAACGATCTGCCATAGGCGAAAGGGGATCCGGCCCAACAACGGCGCCCAAAAATCCGATTCATAATCCGAGACCGGAAACCAGCCGACGCCTTTCCAATCGAATTCGGGCGGCACGAACGTTTTGGGCTGTTGATCCTCTTCTGCCCGATCCAGTTTCGCTTCTGCCGGATCGGGGCGTTGATCCGGCAAGGCGAATTCAAGACGATTGAACACGACGAACTTGACCTTGACCGGACGCTCGCAAACGTGAGACAGCGTCCGCACGACCATCGTCTGCAGCCGGTTTTCCAGCCAGTCCTGGGCATACGCATTATGCACCCCTACGACGAATGTTTCATCCTCAAATGTAACTAGATGCGTCCGGCCCAGCCATGTGTCGAATGTCGCTCCGGTCAACTGTAATTGCAACTCGCCGAGAGCGGTCTGCCATATTTCGTCTGGATTTGTAGTCATTTGTCTATTTTGATTGGTTGACGCATGAAAGGTGCTCGCACGGATCCCCCTACCCCACTCATTTTGCTTCTTGAAACTGTCTGTCTGTCATCCGCCACGTTTGGCGCGACAGTTTCAGCCGCTTCATCCGGTGGGGCAGTTGGGTCATCTGGAATGACCAGCTTGGCATCTATCATTTGAACCGCCTCGTCAGGGGACACTAACAAGGTTGCCTCTCGCTGCCCTCCCGCCTGCACCAGTATCCCCAGAGCCTCCAGCGTCGTAAGGGTCGAGCGCCAGCCATCCTCTCCCCACCGGAAGAGCGGCCGGGTTTTTCGATACGACAAGCCCACTCGTTCGCTCAAGGCTGCCATTCGCCGGATGTCATCCACCGGCACTGGCGTATACCCATCCCGATATGCGCACCAAACATCGTTGACCTGTTCCAACATGATCTCAATGACTTTGCGCCCTGCCGGCAGCGCCTCCTTCGCATCTCCATTGATCAGCACCAGTCGCTCGCGGACCGGCTGCCGGGATGCGGCCAGCACCTCCTCCAGCGCCGCGCGGATCTCGGCCAATTCGTCACTCCCGGTGTCTTCTGCTTCTTCTTCGCTTTCCTGGACTTTCCGACCCGGCCACGCAATCCCAAAGTCCGGCGTCCGCTGCGCCAGCGGCGGGGGCCACCATGGATCCACAATCTCGTATGCCAGACGATAGATCACCAATCCGCAGCCGGCCAGCACGGGCACAGATAGCAATAGCCCCAGAATCGTAGCCCACGGCGGCAAGTGCAACGTCAGCAGCGCCTCGGGCCAGATCGCGATCACCGCCCGTCCGCCCAGCATCAGCCAGGCTATAACCAACCCAATAGCCAGGAGGGTGGCATAGTGCTCGATCCAGCGAAAGCCCAGCCACCAGAGCGCCAGGATGATCACCACGCCAATCAACACACCCGACACAGGCCCGATCAATACCATGTCCGCCATCACCATGACCAGGGCGATCATCCCTATCAACGCCAGCCACAGCCCCTGGGCGAGCGGCAGCCTCAGCTCGTCGCCCATGCCTCCGCGCTTGATCTCAATCTGCCCGCGCGGGCCGATGATTCCGTCGTGATCGTTACCAATCATAGCTCTACCATAGAGAACGGAGGCCGCCTCCGCGACGACGGCCATGAGACCATTTGCCGAGTCCCTTGTTCTTACGTCGAACAGGCGTAGCGGCGATGGGCGCCAGTATCACGGTACCGACTGCATCCCATCCTCAGAGTTCGCGAGTTTCTTCATGTCCAGCTTTTCCCCGCTCTGTCCTCATCCCTGGTCATCAAGCCAGGTTGAGTGAGTCAGGTTTGGGCCGCCCGCAAGGGCGCTTCTTCCCGCTCCGCCTACAGCGGAGACCTTCAACCTGCGTAGGGCCGCCCGGCTGGGCGGTTTAGATAATGCAATTACTGAACCGTAGGCTGCGCCGCAGATTCGTTTTCTGCGGTCGCAGAGTCCGCAGGCTCCGCAGCCCGCGCCGTACAGTGCCGCCGGTGCGCCGCATACGCTTGCTGACTTGGAAAGCTGCGACCGCAGGCGCACTCGTAAACTCGCAGCCTGCGCGCATCCTCCGGCGCAGCGAGCGCAGGCTGCGGCGCACGCTGTGGTTCAGCGTCCGCAGCCTGCGGAATAGATGCGTCAATCTGCGCCGCAAACCATAGCTTGATGCGCGGCAAAAGCGCAGTCTTGCGCATCGGCACAGGCGGCAGCCGATCCACCCGCCCTTGCAGCCAACCCAACAATCCAACAGCCAATGTGGGAAAAGCCGCATAGACGATACCGGCCACCCGCAGCAGCCAATCGCCCCACGTGCCATTGGCCAGCATGCTGCGGTAAACTTCCGACGTGTTGAACACCAGGTCGCTCAGTGCAAAGAACACGAGCGAAACCAGCGCCGCAACGCGTGTCTTGTCGTCGGCGACTTTGAGCCAGTAGGAGCAGAGATACACCCCTGCCCCCAGCCCGATCGCAAACGGCCAGCCCAACCCGCCCGCGCCCAGCGCGCCGTTGGCCAGCGCCGCCACGCGCGCCAGCGTGATCGCCACGAACGTCCCCGCCAAAATCGTCGGCAGTCGTCTCATCTAATTTTCCCCATTAGTTCAGTGACAATGGCACGCCCCTTTGATTTTTTCCAAGCGGTAGCCTCGGCTTCAGTTGCGTCGAATTCGCCGTTTCTTGCGAGGGCTGCCATATCGGGGTGGCCCATTTTCTCCAAGTCCTGCACGAGCTGAAGCATTGGAAAAGCCAGTTCACTCTTGAAGTCGTCATAATATCCGGCGTATGCGAGTGCGATCATACCGAATAATTTGGGGTCGCCAAGAGATTCGAGCGCGTGTGCCAGGCGCTCAGTGGTTGGTAGCTCTTTGGTTGGCTTGCTCATAGTTACCTCTGGTTTGGCCAAGCAAGGTCTTCAAGCAGTTTGGGCTGCCAGGCATTGCGCCCGGCGGCCACCAGCTCGTCAAGCACGTCCCACGCCTCGTACCAGCGCATCCATTTGCCAATATAGTCGCGCGGATCGCGGCACGATATCTTGATCACAGTCTTGCCCGCGACTTGGTCAAACGGGATCACGAAACAATGCAGATCGCCATCCAGGCAGCCAAAGACCAGGACGTCGGCGTCATTGTCGCGCAGGTTGGCCTCGTAACGCTTTTCCCGGTCGCCCCATCGGCTCACCTTGACCTCGATGCGCACACCCTGGTCGCACAGGTCATAGGGTGCTTTGTGTCTCATCCCGGCGACGACGTGGCCGCGCTCGGTCAGCTTTTCTCGCACGTAGCGCACCATACGTCTCGCCAGTGGGTTGCGGTGATCACGTGGCGCAAAGTTGAACACATATCGCTGCCGGCGCGCCCATGACCAAGCCTCATTATGCAATCGCGCCAGATCGGTTTCCGTCACCTGTGTCGTCATCTGTGATCCTCGTCACGTCCCACGTCAAGTCGCCGCCCTCCGGCCAGTGGCTGCGGACCTTACGCACCCGCTGCGTCTTGAGAAATTCGTCCAGGTCTTCCAACATCACGCAGATCGGGCGACCATCCCAACCCGAGTGGCAATCCCATAGGGGCAAGAATCTTACTTGCTTCGTTTCTTTCCCCTCGGCTACGACCTTTTGGCCGCCTGCGGCTTGCGCTTTGGCCTGAGCGGCTCGGCTGAGCGGTTCGACTGAGCTCGCCGAAGTCTCGCCGAAGTCTCAGCCGAAGGCTTTGCGACTGGCTTGGCTGCGACGGGCTGCTCGGCGAGCTGGGCGCGGCACTTGGTCGAGCACGTCACCACGCCATTCACCAATAGCCACCCGTGCGACTTGTCCACGTTGGTGATCGCCGGGCCGGGCATGAACGTGCCGCAGACGTGGCAGTTGAAGTTGGTCTTGTGGACCGGCGGCTGGTCCCATGCAGGTGGCAATGCCAGATTCAAAGTTTCGGCCACGTCGTGAACTCGCTCGCATCCTCGCGCCCAATTGAATTGTTCCTCGGTCTTGAATCCGCTGATCCGACTGGCGAACATCCGCACCAAGATGTATCGCCGAACCTCGAATTCATCTAGTTCGAGCGGCTCGGACATCAGCGCAAGCCGCAGGCGTGTGAACTTTTTGAACATCTCCGCCGTGCTTGTATCATATTCGGGCCATTCAGTTTGCGGATTGTCCGTGTAACGCTGCGTCAAGTCGGCACACCAGGTGAGGATGCCGCCCTCGATCTTCATGTCCATGGCCAGCATTTCGGCCGTGTGCAGGACGAGCCACACCAGGTCGTGCCGCGCCCGGTGCAGCGCCGATCTTGCCTCCCGCCGCTCCTCAGCCTCATGCTCTTCCCGCTCCAGCCGTTTGGCCTTCTGCGCCTCCGTCTCTTTCAAGACCGCCGGCGCCGCTGCAGCCTTGGACGATGCGGCGCTGTCTGCCGGCGCGCCCTTTTTCTTCTTGGCCTCCAACTCGGCCTTGAGAACGTTGGGGTCTGTGCTGGCCAGCAGGACATCGTCCGAGCCGATCGCCTGCCGATGATAGTGATTGCCCTCGACCCGGCCGCTGTTGATGACCAGCCGCAGGCAAGCCGGCTTGGCCGGCCGCTTGAGCATGGCCCGAACCGCGTCCGCAGTCTGCCAGTCCAGCTTGAGCGGCTCGACCTTCTCATCCGGACCCGCCGCCGGGATGCCCAGCTTGTCCGACAGGCGCGCCAGTTCCGCCCGGAGCCATATCTGTTGCTTGGCCTTCATGCACACAGGACGGGCGCAGAACCGGTTATACTCGTGCGCCAGATAGTTGGGACACACCGTGCACGCCGGCAGCGCTTCCGTCTGCCCTTCAATGTCCGCAGACATGCCCGGCGCCCAGCCCACCGGGAAGGATGATTCTTCGTGGAGATCGCCGCCGGTCTTTTCCAAATAGTCGCTCAGCATGTCGTTGAGCGTCGTATCCGGATCGGTCGAGGTGGCCACCTGCTGGGCAATCTTGACCGCCTTGGCCGGCTTGATGCGTGCCAGGCCGATCAGTTGCCGGGCGTGGCGTTCGGGCAGCGCGCCCTGCTGCACCAGGGCGACCACCGGCTCCGGCAGGTGATGAATGATGCGCAGCAGGTTCGACACGCCCGATTGCGTCAGGTGAAACAGTTGCCCCGCTTCGGCCTGGGTATGCCCGAAGGCGATATACTGATCGATCAGGTACCCCTTCTCGACCCCCGAAATGTTCAAGCGGTCGCCGTTCTCCAGGACCATGTGCCGGAACATCGCCGCGTCGTCCAACCCGTCGTCCACGTCCAGCGGCATCTCCTGGCCGGGGCGAAAGAGCGCCCAGGCACAGCGGCGACGCCAGCCCACCGCGATCTGGAAATGCCCCGGCTCGGTCGGATAGGGCCGCGCCACCGGCGTGTGAATAAAACCAATGTCGGCGATGCTCGCCAGGTCGGCAAGCTGCTCCGGCGTAAACGTGAGCCGGGTAGCCGGCTGGTAGGGATTCGGCTCTACTAGATTTGGCATGACGGCAATTCGTTGCATGTAGTCACCTCCCGGAAAACTCTATCGTCTAAGCTGAGCCGCGCGCCGAATCCAGCGGCGCATCGGCTGGCGAGTCCTGCTCGATTCCGGCGCGCGCGGCGCGGCGCATCGGCTGGCGAGTCCTGCTCGATTCCGGCGCGCGCGGCGCGGCGCATCGGCTGGCGAGTCCTGCTCGATTCCGGCGCGCGCGGCGCGTCGGCTCCAGCGCGAGTTAGGCCGTGTTCTCGCATTGCAACACGCAACGCTTCTGAATGTGACACAAACTCATCAATGCAGCCTCCGTCAGGCCCGTATAAATGGAAAAAGCCATCAGCCCACCGAACGATTCTGTATCCATTCGGACATCGTTTGCGTTTTCCGTTCATCATGTTCTCCTGCCGCTTTTCAGAGAAGCGGCCTAACGTAAAGTTCAGGCGCGTGTACTCACGTCGCCTGCAACGGGAGTTAGGCCGCTACCTGCGAATTCGACAGCATGTTTTGGCACAAGACGCACAGTCCCGGCAGGCCATCGGCCAACCAGCCCATCCAAAAAGCGGACTCGATACCGTTTGGGAGTTTCTCCAATAACAACGGCGCGTTTTGAACGTCTACCCCAGTAGGAATAAAACCACACAATCGCCTGTTTCTCATCCATCCTATGACCTCCATTTGCCGCAAAGCGGCCTAACTACGTTTAGACCTTTTACTCGGGCCTCGTCCTGGCCCCTACGCTTTCCAAGAACCGCAAGATCGTTTGCAAGGCATCGAGCGCCCCGGCCTGGCGGCGCAGCACTTCGGTCTGGTCGAACTGCTGCCTGCCTTGCACCAGCGGACGCAGCAGCCGCACGCCCCGCATCGCTTCCTCGGCGGACCGGTCCCGCGCCTCAGCGGCTCCATTCGGCCAGTCCCGGCGCTTGGTCATCGGTCGCCGCGTCTGAGCGCCTGCTGGCCGCGTCGCCGCGCCTGCACGTGCCGCCACCAGCTTCCCACCACCATCCAGAAACCGCTGCACGCGAACGCGCCCAGAGCCAGCGCAGCCGCTCGCCAGTCAACCAACGCCACGCCGCCCAAAGTGACCAGGGTGCCCACCACCACCAGGAACGCGGTGTAACCTTCGTCATAGCCGTTCTTCTCCATCCAGTCCACGATCCGGTTATAGAGAAACCCAAAGGCGAACAGCAGGATGGCGACCCGAATCAAGCCGTAATTCGGCCCGATCGTCATCAGCGCGGCTCCCGTGCTATGCTATCCATGACCATCAGCACCTTAACAACCAACGTGCCTTCCGGAACCTGGACGGCGTACTGCTCGCCCGCCCGCGCCTCGGCCAGCGCCTTGCCCACCGGGCTGTCCACGTGGATCTCGTTCAGGGAGCAATCGGTGATCTGCACGAGCTGCCGCTCCAGGATCAGGCCATCCAGGTCAAACCGGATGATCTTGCCCAGGTTCATCGCAATCGGCGACCGCCTGAGCACCTGGGAGCCGGCGCACCGGAATACTTTTCGTCTGGCTGGTGAATTCATCCTGACCTCCGGTACAGACACCCTGATCGAATCGCACCCGCGCCGCCTGGTAGAGAGCGGCCCGCAAATCCTCGAGCTGGCAAATCTGGTCGGCGATCCGCGCCAGGAAGCGGTGCACCTCGTCGATGTTTCGGGCGAAATAGTATCCGCTGCCGTTGCCCATGATGAGCCAGCCCTGCCGGCGAAGGTCGGCGATGGCGGCGCGCACCTGGCGATTCGTGCACCCAGCCCAGCCGGCCAATTCGGCCTGGCCGATGGATCGGGCCGGGTGAACACGCAGCGCAGCTAGAACGACCTGGGAAATAATGTCCATCGGCTCGTCTGAAAGTGGGCCGGGCTAGTCGCAGGGTCAAGCCCGGCAGGGCCTGGGTCATGTAGGGATGAACGTCGGGAGCGCCCGATATGTGATCGCGACCATCCCATACTCGATACATCATCATCAAGGCTTGCGCCCTGGTCCGCAGCTTCTGGCGGGATCATCGTCAGAGATCCCCATAAGGGGATGCCCGCCCCGATCTACTCGGCTCGACTTGCCAGCAGGCTGAGCCTGTCGAAGCCGGCCAGTAGCCCCAACCCCTGTCACCCTGCGAAAGGTGGCACTGCCTGATCCACTGCGGACAATCATTGTGGCATGATGGACAAGGCGGGTGCTGTGAGCCGCCTGATCCTTTGTTGAAAATATGGCCCGGCCGGAATAGTCTGCCTATTCTATCCCTGCTACAGCGCCCCTCAACGCCGGGCCGGGCCATCCAACAAACTCTTGTGGTAGAGCGGCCAGGCGAGGTGCCATATCCCTCACAGGCCCAGTCGCTTACGCCCGCCGTGATAACGCCCCCGCGCCAGCGCACGACCTGGCCGCCTCTACACCATTGATAGGAACGCGCCCACGTTCTTCCAGAGTGGATCGCGTTCCGCGTCGCGCTCATCCGCCGTGAGTCGCAACGTATTCACGCGGACGCGCGACTCGTCCAGCCCGGCGCGCCGGGCGCACTTTTTCACGATGCGATTGATCATCGCTCCGCTCAGCGGCTTGGTGTGATCGAGCCTCTTGACATTCGGCAAACGCCCGGCCACGTCACTGAGCGCGACGAAAATGTAATCGTCAGCCCCTATCGTCTCCAGCCGGCCCGCCGCCTGGACATAGGCCCGGATCGCCGAACGGGTAGAGAGGGACAATTCGTCGCTCTGCAACTCGCCCCATTTGAGTTGGGTGACTCGTTTCGACGACCACCCCGCGTCGAGGACGGTGATCACCAGGGCATAATCCTGCAAGCCGCTCACAATCGAGCGATTGATGTGCCGCAAGATCGCTTGCGTTTCGTCTCGAGTCAGCCCGCGTGGTTTGCGATAGGGGACAGGCGCTCGAGGAGCTGCGCCAACGGGATTGATGGACATCCAACCCTCGCCGGCCAGAAAATCGAACAAGGACGATAGCCCGGCCAGGCGCAGATTGATCGTCGCGGCAGCCAGCCCCCGGCTGCGCATTTCATTTTGCCAGCCGGCGACCTGGCTGGCTGTCACACGCCACACAGGGTACGAGTCGCCGATAAAGTCGCGGAACCCCTCCACGGAGCGTCTGTAGGCGCGCCGGGTCTGCTCGCTGACCGCCGCGCCGTGCGAATGCCAGCCGCCGGCCAGCCATCGCTCGTAAGCCACCGGCCAGGTTTGAGCCTTGATCGCATCATCGTCACGCTCCGGATCGAGCGCCGGCTGTGGGGGTGCTTCCGGCGCAACAGGCAGCGCAAGCGATAAACGGAGCCGAGTTTTAGTCTGTGTCTGTTGCATTGTCGTCTCCATCGGAGGCCACGACGCCCAGAACCCGCATCAAGATCGGGTCTCCAGTCGTCGGGCATGGCGCCCACATCGTCCAGACGATGCCATTCGGGTCCACCACAGGCCGCTCCATCGCCCTGAACTCGATGTTCAGGTGATCTTGCCCGCACCTGGCGCATCCATAAACCATGATCTTCCAAAAATCGCCTTTGATTGGCGCCTTATCCTTCATGGGAACCTCTTGCAGCAGAACGTGCACTTGATGCCGATCATGGAATTCCCAGCATCAATCAGTCGCCCGCAGCCGGAGCACCGGACAAGGGGTGCTTGCGTGTCATGTGGACTCCAAGGCCCCGGACTTTGACAACCTTGCCGCATACAGAGCACGTCGTCATCAAGGCCGATCCCGTACCAGTTGCCTTGCCCCCACGTGCCTTGCCCTTTCCTTTTGGGCCGGGTTTCCGCTGGCTGTTGCGGCGCAAGGACGGCGCCACATCACCCAGCGCCTGACGCAGCTTGCGCTGCAATTCGCGTGGATCCTTGATCGCATCCAACGCTTCATCGGGACTGAGCACAATGTTGACCGATACCAATTGATTGTTCGTCGTGATGTTCATGGTCGCTCCTTTCAATGTTCAAAGACGCCCCGGCGGGGCGTCTCTACACCAGCTCGACGGGGATCAGCGCCAGGCCCAGCTTGCTTTCCAGCGCCGCCAGCATCTGCTCGCCGTCCGGCGACTCGAACAGCATCCGCTGCACGCGCTGCCGGTCCTCCGGCGAGTGCGTGTCCTCGGCCAGGCAGCGCAGCACCGAGATGCTGAGATTGGCTTCCAGACCGACCGGGTCGCCAACGTAACTCAAATCTGCGACGAGTCTCATCGAGCCTCCTTAGAATGTGTAGCAGATGCAGAACAGCACCTCGCCTCGCGGGGT